GGATCTCAAAAGAGCGTCCTCTTATTGCCAGTGCCCTTACTAGGGGGGGAGGAGCATCTTTTAGCTACCGAGATAGCTAAAAGTGTTGTTATGCGGTGGCTTGCTCTTCGTACTTTTGGTGTACAGGGAAAAGGTGTTTAATGTCAGTACCAGGGGGAAAGTCCACCGATGAGAGCGATAGGGGGATATTGCATTTTTTGCCTTGCTCGTCAATGGTGTTAGCTTCGATGTAAAAGGCGGAACGCTGTGGGCGGTAGGCTTGGGCAATGATACCTACAGCATCGGTAAAGGCGGGGCTGTTAAACTCTTGAGCGAGCTTTGTTAGTTCAAGTACACGTGAGGCTTTGAGGTTGCCCTTGGCGTCTTTCTTGAGCAATCGGTTGATGACATTCACAAGTCGGGCACTATTGTCGTCTTTGGCAAGTGAAGCTATAAAGTCGCGGACTTTTTCGATGCCTGCATTAACGGTGTCGTCCCAATTGTCGATGACGCGGAAGCCGTAGGTGATGGTGTTGCCGTGGGTATCGGTGAAGGTGTGGCTTTGTTGGTCTCCTTTTACATCATAAACTTCATTTTTTGTATCTAAGAGAATTTTTAGGGCTTCAAAGGTGTGGAGCTTTACTTCTGCCATTTGCTCTGAATAGGTTTGCAGCTTACCGATGATTTGTGGTATGGCTTCATTGACGAGGGCTTTATAGGCTTGTCGGTTTTCGTTTTGGACTTGCTCGCGGCGTTGTAATTCTGCTTTGAGTTCGTCGGCTGTAAGGTGTGTTAAATCTACTGTCATAATTGATAATTGTTATTTGTTATTTTCCATTTACTTCGGCTTTGTACAAGGGGTGTACGGCTAAGGGTAGCCATTGGGCGGTGCTGTCTTGCCATAGGAGTTCAAGGGTTTCGGGCTCGTAGCGAAAGGCGGGAGGTAGCCAATGGTTTTGTTGTATCCAGTTTTGTAGCTTCTGGACTAAGGTGGGTACTTTATCGGTGTGTCCTGCGCGGTATTGGCAGGTCTGTAGCCGTTGCTCGAAAGTGAGTATTTGTAGGAAGGTGTCGAGGGCAAGGGCTTCGGTGTATGCTAAAAATCTATTTTTCATAGTTATTCTGTTATTAGTTTGCCGTATTTTTTGAGGTCTGCCCACCAAGTTACATTATTGCCGCTAATGCCTTGAGGTAGATAGCGAATGGGGCGTTTTTGTTTTTTGGCGGTTTTGAGCAGCTCTTGTGCGTGCTCTCTGAGCTTGCGGTTGATGTAGTCGTAATCGCTGATTTCGTTAGGTTCTAATCTCATCTTGTGTTCGGTTTGTCTTCGCTTGGTGTTCGCTTAGTGTTCGGTGCGAGCCGTACGAGCGGTTATTTTCTTTAGGAGTACACTGGGGTAATATTGCAGGATATTTTCTGCGTAGATAGTGATGAGCAGGAGGACGTCGTCGGCATTGAATAGGGTGATGTCGTTGCCGTAGAGGCGTTCAATTGTTTTCTCCACTTCGCTGTACCACTGATCGTCATACCAATTGAGTAGGGTGTCGTGGGTGATGAGGGTTTTTAAGTGTAGCCCTCTACCTATGGCGGTGTTGCATAGGTTGGTGCACCATTCGTTGTAGAACTCATAGCGGAGGTTTTCGTACTGCAGGTAGGTGAGCCCTAATTGGTGGGCGAGAGCGTGGCGATAGGTGATTTGGGGTATTGTGTTCATAGGTGTTTTTTTTGTTAATTATCTACATCTCCCCAATATTCAGCGGCTTTTTTGGGGTATATTACAAAGGGTTGTCCGCCTCCGTTAAGTCTTCCTTCAGCAAAGGCTTTGTAGCCTTCTACGCGTATTTTCATATCTACATCGTAACGGGCAAAGTCGGCAAGTTCGCCTTTGGGTTCTTTGCCATTGGCTTGGCTAATGAGTATAAGTGCTTTGTTGCGTTCTTTCATTAGTCGTTTGAGTTTTTTGTAATCTTCTTTATCTACACGCAGGTACTGTACGGAGTCTATAATGAGGAAATCGGGGGACTTGTGTTTGCTCATTCGCTCGATGAGTTCGGGTAGGGGTTCGTTGTCTAATAGTAGGAACTTGCCTTCTACACCGTCCATATAGTTGCGCTCCATATTCATTTGCACGGTGTGCGATACGCCTTCCTCTAAGGAGTTGTAGGCTACTTTGCCGAACTGGGTAAGATAGCGTGCCCATTGCATTGCTAAGGACGATTTGCCGCTGGAGGAGCCTCCCCATACGATGGCAGAGAAAGCGCGGTCGGGACAGCCTACAAAGTCTTTCCATTGCCCGTCAAAGGATAGGAGCTTAAACTTTTTGTTGAGTATCTGCTTGGGGGTGTATGCTTGTGCCATTTTTAGGTGTCAGTTATTAGATGTTAGTCGTTAGTAGCTTCGAGGTGGGCGAGTTTGAGGGCGTGTACTTTACGTTTCACACGGCGAAGGTCGCCCTCGCAATCTGCCCATACAGCTTTTATATCGGTTTTGGTAGTGATGCCATTGGCGGTGCATATTTGTATGCAGTCGGCTTGAGTAATGGCGTTTACCTCTATGAAGTTGCGCCCTATACGGCTGTATATTTCTTTATAGCCTTTTTTGTTGAGTTTGAGTCCTCGTTTGATACGTTTTTCGAGGAAGTCGGTAGCACACATTACAATACCGCAATGCTCTTCTAAGAGGTTGTAAAGGGTGATAAAGAAGTATAATACTTGGTCGTTTACTTTGTCGAACTCGTCTAATAGAATTACTGGGTTTTCAGTAGATTTTAGCACGCGTACGGCTTCGTTTACCATTTCGTTTACAGTGAGTCCGCTGCTGTCGCGCCCCATTGCTGAAAGGAGTTCGCCCATAAAGGCTTTTTTGTTCCAGAACTCGTTGCACTGTACCATATAGGCGTTGGGGTTTTCTTTTTCGTAAAGCTGCATTGTTTTGGTTTTGCCACTACCTGCAGGAGCGATGATAGCATATACTTGGCTGTGCTCTTGGGCATCGCTAATAAGGGCTGTGAGGGTTTGGTAAGCAGCTGTTTCTACACACACCCAGTCTTCTTTGGCGAATATTTGGGCTTTGATGAGTCGCCACATTTTGTCGGCTATACTGTCCCAATTGCCTTTAAGTACTTGGGTAATAGTGGCAGCTGATACGCCTTTGAGGGCATTAGCGGCTTTGTTTTGGTTGCCTTTGCGGTTGCAAAAATCGTTGAGGGCTTGGGCGATTTGTTGTTTTTCTTGTGTGTTCATTTTATCAATGTTTATTTATTAATGATTATAGTATATTGCTGATGGTTATGGGGGTGCTTTCGAGGGCTTCCCATTGCTCATCGTCCCAAATGGTATTAGAAAGGGCTTTTTGGTAGCTGCCAAAGGTGTCGGCAGTGGTAAGTTTTCTGTTTTTTCTACGGCTTTCTACTCCTTTGACGGCGGGGAGGCTTAGCCCTTGCTGGTGGGCGCTCATACCGAATTTTTCTAACAACTCTTCGGTAGTGTCGCGACGGCTGATGCGTTTCTCATCGGTGAGGCTTTGTACTTGTTTGAAGTAGGCAGCTTCAAAGTCGTCTTGCTCTTGTATATTGCGGTGTACTTCTTTCTTAATTTCGGCACCTGTTACCATTTTAAGCCCTAATGGGGTATCTTCATAAAGGTATATAAGGTCTACATTATCGGGGTCAAACTTCACTACGAATTTTTTGCCTATATTCTTTTCTAACCAATCGACATCGGGCAAGCCGTCTGAACGGTAGACCATATAGCTGTATTTTTGTTTCTTTTCGGTGAAGCTAATACCCGAAGCATCACAAGTGATGGGCTCTTTGCGGGTAACCCAAAAGAGGGAAATCATATCCCACATTTCTACTTTTTTAGTATCGGGGTTATAGCTTTCGTAGTACATTTGTATGCGTGGTTTGCCTGTTTTGGGGTGTGGGGCTTCGTTCCACTCACGCCTGCGTTGCAAGTAACGTTGTTTTACCTCATCAAGTGTTGGGAGGCTTTTTTGATTGGCAAGTATATACTCCATATTGGCTTTACTCTCGTCTTTTTTGGTAGTGATATTCATACCCGAAAAGAACCAATCACGCTTTAGGTACTGACTTTGCAACCTGCCGAATACACTCTCAATGGTTTTTGACTTACCATTGTAAGGCTTAGTGGCAGTTTGTACTTGTGCTATCTTAGTAAGGAAGTCGCCAGAGGTGAGTTTCTTATGTCCGCCTTGGTTATCGTGCGCTATTTGGTAAGGGCGATAGCCTGCCGTTTGCACTGCCATTTTGTAGGCGTTATATTGGGCTATATAGTCTTCTTTAGGACCTATGTAATACCCTAAAAGTACTTCGCTGTAGGCGTCTATTACTTCATATACTTGGCAGGTAGCCATTTTGCCGTTTTCGTCTAAATAATAGTAGTTGAGTTTTGTACCATCGCTGTACCAAAGGCTGTCGCGCATTGTAGGCAGTTTGGTTTTGTGTTGGAAGCCGTACTTTTCTTTGTAGGCGAGCTCTCCGTAACGATGTCCCCACCATAGGGGCTGTATTTCCTCATCATATAGGTAGTTGTAAAACGTTTTTTCGTCCTTAATGAGTTTCCACCCTTCAGCAGTAGCTTTATCGTTATACTCAGCGTGTAATTGAGTGAGACTCGCACATTTATTTACTTGGTTGCACCAACGGGCGAGTGTCCATTCGGCAGCTACTCCCGTGAGTTTAGCGGCAGTTTTATTGAGATATCCGCTGTGTATAAGCCCCTCGTAGCCTGCTACAGGGTAGCGTTTGGAGGTTTTTACGCCTTTGAAAGCAAGGGCTTTGGCTTTGAGGTCTCGCGAGTTAGTGGGAAGTTTGTGTTTATAGGTATGGCGGGGGAGTTGAGCTACTACGCTTGCCATATTGTCCCACACTTGCTTATTACCGAACTTTTTGCGTACTACTACGTTGGTAGCAATGAAGTAACAGGCAGAGAGTATCATAGCGTTGTGTGTGTACTCCTTTTGTCTGTCCTCAGGGATAGGGGTTTGTTCGCCCTCATCACCTTCAATGGTATAGGTAGCAAAGAAGTTCTCGGCATAGTAGTCGGGTGCGATGTAGTCTTCAAAGAGGATGTGTTTAGTGCGCTCGTAAGGGTCGCATTGTGAGGTTATCTTATCTTTGAAGCGTTCGGGCAGTGAATTGAATACTACCCAAGCGGTACGCCCGTTACCTCCTATATTGAGCTTTTTGAGGTTTTTACGTTTGACAAGTTGCTTATAATTGCTTTCGCTCATTATTTGCCCCTCTCCGTATAACCACGAAGCTGATACACATAGTATGTTATTGATATATTCAAACATAGGTTTATATTTTTTGGCATTGGCGTTTGCCTTGCTCCCCAGTGCAGTTGCGAGCTGCGCTTAATGCTGTTGGTCATACCAACCACTGGGGAAAACAACAATAAAATCAAAATATAAAAAACGTGATGTGGTGTTATTCGCGGTACTCTACTTTTTTTCTCTTTACAACTATACCTAAGAAGGTAGTGCGTATCTCTCTGCTGATGATAAGGAAGTCCTCATTGAGGAGGTAAATGGTTTTTACTTTCATTTTAAATAGGGTTTAAAAGGTTTTTAAATTGAGTTTTGACTAATTTGAGTATCTATATTTGTCAAATCTTACCTTATGGCAAATAATCTTATTGACTTACAAAACTTTTCTCATATATTTGCGCTTTAAAACATTAATATTACATAATATGGAAAGTAGTATTGAAATACTCGGAGAGTATTTAGAAAACTCAACTTATGAGTTTAGAGACTTATTGGTAATGTTGTATCATATCTACAACGTTAATTCTGACCATCCTTTCATTCCCATAATGCAATCACTTTGTGTAAAGGAATTGCAGGAAGGACTAAATGAAGAGGATGTAAAGGCTGTTCGTGATGTTATTGAGACCTTCTTTCTTTTTCCGAAAAAACCTGTCGTACGGCTTCCCTAAGTAAAAGAATTTTAAGGTTGAAACGAACATCTTTAAGTTCCTCCGCGATAACTTCTCGTATCAATGGTGCGAGAAGTTTTTTTAATAACTTTTTCATAGTATTATTCTTTTATGGGTTCCAAACATTGTACATCGTAGATACCTACACTGTTATCGGCAAAGGTTACAATGCCTAACTCTAAATCTCCACGGGTACATACCCCCGTTAATACGCCTACTTGCCCTGTTTTACCGTAAGGGTCTGTGGTGATAAAAGGCGATACTCTTACTTTGTTTCCTACTTTCATAGCTTACTCGTTTAAAAATTCTTTTACTTTATTTTCAGAAGGGGCGACCATACTCTGGTAGTCCTTTCTGATTTTATCGGCTGAGAGGCTGGTACGCTCTCCACTTACACACTGGCGAATGTATCGCCCAGAGAAACCGTGTTTCTCAATCAATGCATTTATTACGCTCGCATTGTACTTGTTATACTTTTTTTTCTTACTTTTGTCCATTGTTACTTATTGTTCCAATTCTGGCGCAAAGATAGCAACTATTTTTTCTAATACGCAAATTTTATGGCAACTATTTTTTCTAACATTAAAGAGAGAGTATTGTATATATCTGAAAATAAAGGTATTACAAGAGAAAAATTTTTTGACGATTTAGGTATTACCTATGGAAATTTTAAAGGTAAAGCAAAAGAAAAAGCCCTAAGTTCGGATGTTTTAGCAAAAATAATTACTAAATATCCCGATATAAACCCCGAATGGTTACTTACGGGTAAAGGCGATATGCTTAAAGATGAGGGGGCTATAGAAGTAATAAAAACACCTCGTGTAGAAATTATTGAGCCTATTAAGGTAGAGGGGCGTAGTTTAATGCCTAAAGTAGTTGTAGTAGATGATAGAGATAATGACCGTATTCCATTAGTGTCCATAAAAGCCCAAGCGGGCTATCTTGAGGGCTATGATGATAGCAATTATATTGAGGAACTACCTACATACAGTGTCCCAGATATGCGAAATGGTACATATCGTATGTTTCAAGTGAGCGGTTTTTCTATGTACCCCACCTTACAGGACGGTAGTTACGTAATAGGTAAATTTGTTGAAAATTGGGAGTGGTTGAGTGATAATAGGGTATGTGTAGTAGTTACAGAACGTGATGGGGTAATCGTAAAGAGGGTAACAAATAGGGCAAGGGAGAAGGGGTTCCTTTATTGCAAATCTGATAATAGAGATTACAAACATATTACTGTAAGAGTAGAGGATATAAGGGAAATATGGGAATGCCAAGCTCATATATCTTTTGAGTTCTTAGACCCAGTTACCAACTATCAGAAAATTGCAGAACTTGAAGTGAACGTATCGGAATTGCAGGACAAAGTGAAAAACTTGGAGACACAACTATTACCCGAACATACCTAATATATAGGGGAGAGAGGACACTTTTTAAGGGTTAATACTATAAACACTCTGTAAATCATAGGTTTATATATAAAATACCCTTATTATTATGGTAATACCCCCCGCACAATATGCCTAAAAGCGCCGATAATGGCTTTATATATGTATTATACCCCTGCCTTAAAACTACCAAAAAACACACTAAATGTAACCCCAACTGTAACCCCAACTGTAACCCCAACACCTAAAAGTAACTTTTTGAGCGTGGAGGTAGCAGGGTACCTTTTAGGGGTGTTTTCTACCCCCTATGGAGGTGGCTTTAGCGGTCGCTATAAGGCACAAAAAAACACCCTAAATGGGCGTTATTGTTGGGGTTTGGGGCTTTTTTGGGGGTGTTACTTGCATCGCTGGTATATAATGCATATATTTGTGCCAAACGGCGCAGTATTTTGGGGCATTTTATGTATATAAATGTAGCGTTTTGTACATTTTGTTTTACCTGCCTTTTGGGGCGTTTTTATCGTAACTATTTGTATTTTAGGGCTTTTTGAGGCTTTTTTTATTGTAGGTATATGTGCATTATGTTTTACCCCTTATAGTAGAAGCTACCTTATGGGGCGAAAGTGTAAAAGACCTTTTTAGGGCTTTTTATATGACCTATCCGCGTGCACTTGCCCTCTCCGAAGTAGGCTGGACACAAATGCAACAGCGTTCTTGGAAATCGTTTACTGATAGGTTAGAAGGACAACTCAGTTACTTATTACATCAAGGAGTGAATTATAGACCTCCTGTGGAGTTAGCCAATTAAATGTCAATTATCAATTGCTAATTATCAATTATTTACTATCTTTGCATTCTGAATGAAAAATTTCTGGATGAAAAAAACATTTTTTTACATATTACTTTTAATTTTTGTTTGTGGTGCACAAAATATTGTAGCACAGAACAATGAGCCTAAAACTAAACGTATAGAAATTGTCTATGGGGGTGAATTTACTATTGATAATGTAAAATACCCTGGAGCGACTATTTTTAAATCGGATGGGCAGCGAGTGCAGTTTCGCCATCAAGGATTAGATGTATGGTGTGATTTGGCAGTGCTTTATGAGGAGAAAAATGAGGTAATCGCTCACGGCAATGTAGTGTTGCAACAAGGCGATACTTTGCAGATGAACAGTCAATATATATCGTATAAAGGAAATACTAAAACAGCAGTAGCTCGTGAGGGGGTGGTGTTGCGCAATGGCAATATGACTCTTGAGACCGAAGAACTCTTTTTCGATCGCAACAAACAAGAGGCTTACTACAATAATTTTGGTAAAATAACCGACCCCGAGAATGAACTTACTAGCCAAACGGGGAAATATTATGTAACTACTAAAAAAAATCAGTTTACCAATTCAGTAAAGATTGTCAATCGTGATTTTACAGTCAATTCTCAGGTGTTAGACTATTATCACAATTCTGGTAATGCCTATTTTTATGGTAAAACTACCATTGCAGGCGCTGATTATAAGGTGTATTGTGAGCGTGGTTTTTATGATACAAAGCGAGAGCAAGGCTATTTTATGAAGCACGCTAAAATAGAGTACAACCTCAAAACTTTAGTGGGAGACAGCTTGTATTTTGATAAACGCCGACAGTTTTCATCGGGTTCTAACAATATTTTCATTTCGGATACTATAAACAAGACCTTTGTGCGTGGTCATTACGGCGAGATTCACAAGGCAAAAGATTCGATGTTTATCACCAAAAAAGCGGTTGTAATTACCTTAGTAGAGAAGGATTCGATGTATATGCACGGCAAGCGTATTTTGGTTACAGGCAAACCTCAACACCGCGTGATTCGCGCTTACCCCGATGCTCGTATCTTCAAAAGCGATATGCAAGCCAAATGTGATTCCATCCACTCTAACGAAGCTAATGGACTTACGCAACTGATAGGCAAACCTGTAGCGTGGACAGGTGAAAGCCAAATGACGGGCGACAATATCCACCTGATAGCCAATACAAAAACTCAACAGTTAGACTCCCTCAAAGTGTTCAATAATGCTTTGGTGGTAGAAAAAGATACTTTGGGCGATGGTTATAACCAAGTGAAAGGTAAGTTCTTATATGGCAAGTTTAAAGATAATGCATTGCGACAGATAGACTTTTTGCAGAATACTGAGTCTATTTACTACGTGTACAACGATGCTAAAGAACTGGTAGGCATCAACAAACTCACTTGTAGTCATATCAAACTCTATTTGGATAAAAAGCAGCAACTACAACAAACTGTGTTTATTACACAACCTTCGGGGAATTTATATCCAGAGGAGAAATTGCACGTGAACGATCGCAAGTTTAAGGAATTTATCTGGCGAGGTGATGAGCGTATTCGCAGTAAAGAACAAATATATAGCGATGCCGAGAAAAAGATAAAGCCTAAAGAAATAAAGGGAATGAAGTCCCCTGAGGAGATAGATGAAGACGAAATGATATTAGCCAATCCATCTCTGAAAAAAGAACTCAAAAACGCTAAAGAGAAATCCAAAGCCAAGCAAAAAACAAATAAGAGATAATCTTGGCACTTTTATTGTAACATATTTATTAATTATAAAACATAAACTAGTATGAAAAAATTTATTA